AATGCTTGCTATTCTTTTGGAATGAATTTTATTATCACCGAAAACTTGCTCAATAACACATGCAGCTATTTGTTTGTTTGGTATTTTGCGACTCAACGATTCTCGGCAAAAAGTCAGTTTACAGCAACTGGAAATACTGGTTTGTGCGATTCGCCATTGTTTATTCAATGGAATCAAATTAATCTTTTTAAAGTTGATGGGCTTGAAAATCCTTTTAATTGTTTTCCCAACCCACCAGTAGCTATTGGCACTACATCACAGGCCCTAACTTTGACAATCACGCCATGAAACCCTGCAACCATACACCACCGCGCGACGGATGCCGACTCTGCTGGCTCTACGACCACGACCCGCGATATCGCTCGCTCTGGGGCGGAGATCCAGCAACCGTGGCGACATCGGTCACGACTACGGGTGCAACTCCGCCAGCGGCAGGGCCAACGCCGGACCAGCTCGAGATGCTGCGCAAAATCAAGCTTCACATGGCCTCGCCATGCCAGCATCTAGGCGAGGCGCTCGAGGCTAAGCCTAGCTGCGGCTGCGGTGGCACACTGGCAATCTTGCACGTGTGTGGTAGACATGATCGCTGTAGGATATCATCGCGGGATCAGAGCAATCGCAACTGCGTTTCCTGCGATGACTACGAGCCGAGAGTACCAGATGAAAATTGACCTGACGATCGGGATGGCAACCTATGACGACCCGCAAGGCGTCTGGTGGACCCTATCCTCGCTGCGCATGCACCACCAGCTCGACGGCGTGGAGCTGCTGGTCGTCGATGATCACCCCGAGCCTAATCGCGGCGATATCCATCATGTCTGCGCTAATTCACGAGCCAGATATGTCCATGCGCCCAAAGCCATGGGGCCAGCGCACGCCAAAAACTCCGTGTGGGAGCATGCGCAGGGCTCTCACGTTCTCGTCATCGACTGCCACGTCCTGCTCGTGCCTGGAGCGGTCGAGGCACTGATAGCTGCTGCCCGCGCTGACGCAGTTGGTCGTGATATGTGGGTCGGGCCATTACGCTCTGAGGCGGGCAATATCATCGCCACCGAGTTGAGTCCCGAGCTACGCGGTGACTTTTTCGGCACGTGGTTGGTCGATTCGAGATACCCGGTCAGCGAGACGCGCGAAGTGCATGCCCATGGCAGCGCATTATCGTTCATGCGTCGATCCGACTGGCCAAAGTTTTCGCAGCATTTCCGCGGATTCGCAGGCGAAGAGGTTTATATCCACGACAAAGTCCGTCTCTATGGCGGCAAGGTAATGTATCAGCCATGGCTAGGATGGTGCCATCGATTCCCGCGATTTGGTGCCGTGCCGTACAGCCTGACGCTCAACGACAAGCTACGCAACTATCTCATCGGCGCGTATGAAATGGGCTGGAATATCAGCCAATTTAGAGAGTATTTTGGCAGGAAGCTACCTCAAGCTCAGCGGCTTGAGGTTGAGCAGCAGGTTCTCGAGATCTACCCGCAAATATTCGACGGCAGGTACGACCATGTGCCAGCCGTCAAAACTCACGACTAGGAGATTAGGTCATGGATGAGGTTAGCCGTTCCTTTGGCCCCCACGTCTGGCTGCTCTATGTCGTGCTCTGCGGAGTCAGTGCTGCCGCATGGTGGCTGGCTCAGAATATCCTCATCCCGGTGCGAGATGATCACCGGGAATTCTTGAAGGAGCTACGGGGCAGCATCAAGGACATCTCGTCTACTCAGCATGACCTCGCAGACACGGCAACTGTCATCTCCGCAAAAATCGATACACTAGGGTGCAGACCTCAGCCCCGCAACTCAGGGATCACACCACAATGATGCTCGCAGCTCTGCTCGTGATAGGTCAGCTCGTCGTACCTGCTGAGGTACGCGGCGAGGTGGCCGAGTTTGTTACGGTCATTGCAAGCACTGAGGGCAAGGTCGTCCGGTATGTTGCGCTCGATCAGGGATTGCAGGTGTTCCCTAGCTCGCTACTAGCTAATCAGCGAGCGACAGTGGTCACCAGCGCACGACCCGGCAGGTATCGCCTCCTCGCATATACCAGCGTTGCCGATGTCCCTACCGAGCCAGTGATCACAACCGTGATCATCGGCAGCTCGACTCCACCAGTACCGCCGATTGACACGCTCGCCGATGCGCTCGGCGGTATCTATGGCGGATCGCAGGAGAAAGACAAGGCCACAACACTGGCGCGCCTTGTGACGCTGTACAGGGCAGCACCTGCGACAATACGGTCACCCACGATCACGACCACCGAGCAGCTCTATGCCGCCATGGTCGCCGCTCGCAAAAATGCTGGCATCGCTGACGCTGCTCTGTCGCCCGTCAGAGAGCGCATCGCAGTCGAGTGGACCGCAGTTATGGGCGCAGACGATCGAGCCCTGACGCCTGAGCTACGAGACGCAGCAACCACATTATCTGCCCGCATCGTGTCAGCTCTGGAGACCATCCGATGAATAGCCAGTATGTGCCGGGATGGGTAGACGACAAGCAGGCAGTCGATGACATCGTCGCAACCTGCGTTGATGCAGACATCAGTAGTACGCCTATCGGCTCGACTCCTATCGAGGATCTGCCCGATCACGTCTATCTCTGGGATCTCGCTCGCAAGGCAACTGGCGCTCTCCTGCCTCCACGCAATCAGGGCAAGGTTGGCTCTTGCGTTGCGTTCGGCACTGCTCGCGCCATTGAGTACACCATGTGCGCCGAGATCGTCGCTGGCGAGTCTGAGCAGTACATTCCGCTCGCAACTGAGCCGATCTACGGCGGTGCCCGCGTCGAGGTAGGTGGTGGCAGTATTCGCGGTGATGGTGCGATCGGCGCTAATGCTGCGGCTTGGGTGAGAGATTGGGGCGTGCTTGGCCGTGAGGAGTATCTGGGCATCGACCTGCGTGAGTACTCAGAGTCTCGATGTCGTGAGTATGGCAGTAAAGGTGTGCCCCTCGAGCTTGAGCAGATTGCGAAAATCCACCCGGTGCGAGCCGTCACGAGAGTGCGCACATGGGTCGATGCGAAGAAAGCATTGGCCAACGGCTACGGCATAGCGATGTGCTCGTCGCAGGGATTCACGATGACTCGAGACACCAACGGCATCGCCATGGCCGCTGGCACGTGGCAGCACTGCATGTGTCTCTGCGGTTACGCAACCATCACTGGCCGCGAGTATGGGCGCATCGATAACAGTTGGGGCGCATCGTCGCACACTGGCCCAGTAGGACCGGGCAGTCCTGGGCCAGAAGGATTTTATGCCTCGAGTAGCACAATCGAGGCGATGCTCAAGTCTGGCGACTGCTGGATATTTAGCAACGTCGAGGGATTCCCGACACGCAAGATCTCATGGATCATATAGGAGGCTGATATGGTCGAGCACATCGAGCGAGTACGACGACTGGCACGCGGGCAGGAGGGCTGGTCTCAGCTCTGTCTGACTAGCGCAACTACAGTATTGAGCGAGGCGCTGGTCAAGGCACACACGCTCCAAGCCATCAAGGTAAAGCCGGGCCAAGCTATTCCCGATCCTAAACTGCTACGGGTGTGGGCTGAGGAGGTGTGTGACGCAATTCTCGCCGATCCTGAGTACCCAGACGGTCACGGCTGGCGGATGCTTGCCGAGTTCTGCACTGACCTGATCCGTACCCATGTGCTCGAGGCAGCCAATGTTTAACGCATTGTCTCGCTGGCTCGATCGCCTGCTGACATCGCCCGGCGTGGCAGATGTCTACGGCGGTACTCCTCGATCTCCGAGATGGTCAGCAACACGCCGCAAGCACCTCGAGCAGCAGCAGAAATGCGAAGCCTGTGACCGTGTCACCTCGCTCGAGGTACACCATGTGATGCCCTATCACCTGCATCCTGAGCTCGAGCTGGCACCCGGCAATCTCATGACGTTGTGCGAGGATTGCCATTTCATTTTTGGCCATTATTCAGACTGGCGCAGCCACAATGCACTAGTGAGAGTCGATGCTGCGGCATGGCTCGAAAGAGTACGATCACGACCTCAGGGGTGAGTTATGCTGCCAAAGATCAGTTGCCTATGCCCAACATATGGCAGGCCTCGCCAGCTCGAGCACGCTATCGAGTCGTTTCTACGGCAGGATTACGCAGGCGAGAAAGAGCTGATAATCCTTAACGACTACGGCGATCAGACGCTGATCTACGATCACCCGCAGGTCAAGATCTACAACGTGTCAGATCAGATTCGCCCGCTAGGCGCTAAGTTCAACGCGACTGCATCCATGGCCACTGGTGACTTATTAGCGATCTGGGAAGACGATGACATTTACCTGCCGTGGCGGCTGAGCTACAGCGTCGAACACCTCGACAGTAATCGCATCTACCACACGGCTAGTGCGTGGTTCGAGGAGGACGCGCACAAGCTTACAGCAAGCCGCAATCTCTACCACTGCAACCTGATGATGAGTCGTGAGGTGTTTGACTCAATCGGCAGGTACAGCGAGGTGAGAGATAGTGGATCAATAGACGTTCTGCTATTTGACGAGCTACGCAAGCGCTACGGCACCATCACGCAGGAGATCGAGGACAAGGATCGGTTCTATATTTATCGTTGGGGCACGTCTGGTGGCTACCACGCATCAGGCTGGAGCACCAACATCGTCAGCGAGATGGCTGCTAATCATCTGCGACTGCACAATACGACACGCGGCATCGTCGAGCTCACGCCGCATTGGCCGTACGAGTACACGGAGTATCTCCCATGCGCACGCTAGATCAGGCATTTCTCGATGCGCTCAATCGGCCCAGTGACATCTCAGAGCATCTTGAGACAATCCGCTCGCACGCTGCTGGCTACCAGCACATCACCGAGATGGGCGTGCGCGGTGGCGTCTCCACCTGGGCTCTATTGTCTGCACGACCAAGACGACTTGTGTGCTATGACATCCTGCCGATCGACATGAGCGAGCATGCCCGCATCGCGGCTGAGGAGCATATCGATTTTGAGTTCAAGCAGCTCGATGTGATCGAGGCAGACATCGAGGAGACCGATTGCCTGCTGATCGACACGTGGCACACGTACAGCCAGCTCTGCGCAGAGCTACAGCTCCACTCGCCGCGCATAAGAAATAATGGGCACATTATCTTACACGACACATATACGTTCGGTTATATCGATGAGCCTGCCTACCCTCACGCATCGAGCGCCGCTCTGCGATGGGGCAAAATGAGCGCTAAGCGTGGTCTACGATTAGCGCTCACGGAGTTTGTCGATAGCATGCCCGACTGGCGCATCGTGCTAGATCACCCGCACAATAACGGGCTCACCATCCTGCGCAGATCAGCCTAGGATCTCACGCAGGAGCCAGAGCGACCAATACAGCGTCCAACCAAGGGCCGCGGCTAGCAGCCCTACGCCGCACCAAGCAAACGTCTCGTCATATCGTGTCGGTGGTGATCGCTCATCCATCATCGATACCTCACGCATGCGTACCAGCCGTTGCGACCACGTACCACCGACTGCTCGACGATTGGCCGCTGGCCGTAATAGCAGCAGTTGCGAAGAGCCTGCGCTGCTGAGCTCGAGGAAAACCCAACGCCCTCATAGCGATACGACCCGCCACGATGCGCCATGCGCCCCTGCGCAGCACTTGTGCTAGCGCTCTGGTAAGCGCTCTGATCCATCATCAGCCCTGCAAGTAACATCAAAATCACGGATCACCCCTCTCACCCAGTCCTGTACCATCAGCTGATCGCCCACGCGGACGACACAATTTTCACGGATGGCATCTCTCATGCGCTTTATCTCGCGCTCGAGTTTCAATATGCGCTGCTGCGCCTCTAGCAACCAATCTGCCTCGTCACTGGTCATATGTCGCCCTCAGCATCTCGAGGCATTTAATCGCCTTGTCGATATCCTGCACGCCATTTTTCAGCGTATGACGCCACACATACTTGGCCGCATTACCCGCCAGATATGCTCGGTATCCGAGAACACCGAGCCCTGCCAATTGCGCCCGAGCGCAATCGACATCAGAGCCATCACGCGGATCATAATGAGCCGGGTTGATCGGATCCATACCCCATCCTCCTTAGCACACGCCTCAGGCGTTGTACTGCGTTGCGCCAGTTTCTTGACACTGCTGCCCGCACCTGCCCTAAGTCCTGAGCAGCAGACGCAAACGACTGATCACTCAGCCATGCCTGGACTGCATAGCGCTCGTGTGGCAGGCAAAATAGCAAAGCTTTGCCAACATCTCTAGCCACAACCATCGAGTTCTCTTCAGATCCGATGATGTCCTCATATGGAGCAGCTAGATCGTAGTCGCCAATCGTGCCCACTCGCATCGTTTTGCGCCGCTCGATCTGGCGCTTGACGTGATGTGCGCGCTCACGCCTGACGATCTGGTATACCCATGTCGAAAAGGCACCACGGGCAGGATCGTAAGAGTTCATGTGTCCAAGCACCCATGCGATCATCGATTGTGTCCAGTCCTCAGGATCTAGGTCTACAGGCTGGAATCGTCGCGCGGCTGCGTACACAAGCCGTAACTGATCGTCAGTCATAACACTCTCTGCAGTATGGTCGGAGATGCCCAGTGCCATCATCCTTGCTGCCGCCATACTCCTCGACCTTGGAGTGCGCCCACAAGGGCAGAGATTTTTTATTGCGGCACATTGCCCGGCGACAATTGCAACAATCCATGATGATCGCATCCTCAGGCAATTGCAGCACACGACCTGATGCGTCCATGGTGGAAACCACGACTCCGCTATCCTGCATGCGATCACGCACCTCGAGGTATTGCTGACGAGCCAGCAATAGAGCCTTCGCCTCAGTCGCATCGATGCGCTCGATGCCCCGGCGACCCTCTTGCGGCACAGTACTCGATGGTCGTGTCGCTCTGACAGATACGCGGATCTGATCATCAGGATGTGTCGCCATCGCTAATACCCCATCAGATCAGCGAGATCAGAGCTCAGAGCGTGACGAACCGCAGCTCGATGTTCTAGTAGCGCATGTCTAATCTCCTCAGCTACACGCAGCACCTCGAGCGCCGCCTCGACCTCATAAGGATCACAACTCACGTAGTGCATGATGTCTCCTCCTCAGTATCCTCACCACCGATCGCCCAGGTACTCGATAGATGCTCAGGCCAGAACAGAATCCGTTCTTCTGCCTTAGCTGAGCGGTTGAGCTGGCTACTCAACTCGCGAGCAACCTCCTCAGTGAGATTGCTGATGATCGCCCATTGCGTGCCACGATGCTCGACCATGACCTGCCATAATGGGCGCATAGATGCAGTCCTGCAAACAAAAAACGGTGACCATGGATGACAGTTCAGCGGCAGCATGCCCGCAGAGATCCCCGACTGCAACGAGCAGCAAGGGCCATGGTCACCGTTGGCTCATGTAGTCTCAATCCGAGTAAACATCCTCTCGCTCCATCTCAGCGTCACCGTTGGTCTCACGCCAACATGCGCGACAAAGACCATCGGCAATCATGACTCGCTGAGCGCCACACTGGGCGCAGGAGTCCTTGTGGTCAATCCATGGGTCGGTCATCTGTTCCTCCAGATACGCTAAGTGTTCCAAATATTTTTTGAATAGCTACGTCAACAAAAAATCCCAAATCTTGTTGCGTCCCCCCTTTTTCTGCCCAAAGCAATCGTAATGTTTTTACTGTTTGAGCGCTAAGGCGAAGCCTAACTTGCACTTTGTCATTTTCTTTTTTACTTGTTTCTTTTTCCATTTCTTCAAGTAAATCTTTAAATGCAAATATTTGATTCATGTAACTATCCCCCACGATTCAAAATGATTCTTCATGCCAGATTTATGAAAAGCTTCGCATGCATCATTCTTTCTAAACATCCTTATATTTTTTCTTGATGGATCAAATAAATTTAGGGCATTATAATATTCTGAAACTTGAACAGATCCCCCACGTTTAATAATGCCTCTATTGTGCTGTTTGTTTCTCATATAGGTAAGATGTACATCTGGAATTTCAATGACCTCTGTGGGCTTGCATAGTGCTAAAAAACTTAAGCAAGCATATTCTCTATCATTTGGCTTTAAAATCCATGAAGATACAAATGCCGCTCTTACTGGAACATTTTGGCCGTTTGTCGAAATAGAATTTTTAACTGAAATAGCTGCCTCTAAAGAATCAGCCATATTGAGTGCTGGTAATGGTTGCACAACTGTGGCACCATAACACAAATAGTTAAAGAATTTTACCAGTTGTGCTGATTGTTTTGGTATTCCAGCAGTATCTGATAAAGACCTTCTTGTGCCAGTATCCATGTATCTATAACTTTCATCGCGTTCGTTAAAAACCACAGCCAAAATACATGGTTTTTTTGAAGCAAAAATGCCAGCTAAACGATGCTGGCCATTTAGCAACCGCCCATCATGAGTAAATGCAATTCCTTGTGAATGAATTCCCCAGTTTCCTGATTGAATAATTTCTTTAAATTGTTTAACTTTTGCAGTTATAAAGGGGCGATTATTCCAATTATTGTTTTCTAAAATAGACTTTGCAAGTTCTGGACTAATTAAAACATAATGCGACGTTCCATATTCTGTAAATCTGCGCAGAGATCGAAGTTGATCGATGTTTGCTAAGGCAGCAATTAACTGCTCGTCTGTAATGCCATTAAGCATGTTCATGATTCGCTCCTCTAACATCCAAACCTGCCGCAAAAACACGGCATCTCACGCCCGAGCCTCGATGCTCGGCTAGTACCCGGCACAGTTGGCACTGTGTTTCTGTACGCGTGAGAGCGATGAGTGACTGGGTACTCATCGCACCCCGGAAGCCTCAGCGCTGAGACGCTGCCAGTCCTCGGGGCATATCGATGTGCGTGCCGGATCGAGGTGGACCACGTCCGGCATCAGACTCCTCCGTGAGTCTCTGATCCCGTAAGCACAGGCTCAGAACGGCATGTCCACTGCCGTGAGCGTCAGCCATGACGCTGTCTCTGGTATATAGCAGTTGATCTCGCTCGGCGAGGTGCCGGAGACCACTAGCTGACGGATAGCTGAGACCTGCATCTCGCGCGTCTCTGGATCTTGGCCGATCTGCACAAACGCAAAACACGATTGGCGCTTGTAGTCTGCTGCGGTGAAGACCGGCACCTTGGCGACTGGAGCAGCCGGTGGCGCACCCGCTGGTCGTCGAGGAGCACTGTGCCCAAGATCGTTTGTCGGTAATGGCGCAGTACGCGGCCCAGGAGTAAATGGTGGAGCCTGCGCTGAGGTTACATTGCTCACCAGTTCAGGATCTGCGACCGGGATGGCTCGCATCACTCGTGTGCGTGATCCTGATTTATTGAAATCGACAAAGATCTTGAATGTCTTGCCGATCAGAGCATCAGCGTCAAACTCCTCGCCAGCCGCAAACGCTCGCCCAAGCATCGAGCGCATCAGAACACCAAGACCGTTCTGCGATTTCAACACGCACGGCGTGAACGCTGTGCCGCGCTGCCCTGTCTTTGGCCCTTGCAGCACCTCATACTCCCAAGCAAGCGATGAGCCCCAATCAGGATGTAACTCGCTAGGAGGCAATGTCTTCACCTCCTTAAGCCTCGCTGTATATTCGCCCGCAGGCAGATCCTCACGTACATCACTTTGCGCAACCAATTTCATGTCAAACTCCAGCTATCGTGTAACGGTGAATATCACCTCTCGTACCCGTACCCGTCCGACGCAGGACACCTGCATCGACCATCCTCGCTAGGTGGCTCTCGATTGTCTGCCGGGTTCGCCCCATGGCAGTAGCGATCTCGTAATGCGACATCGGCTCACCGACTGCCAGCATGTGCGTGATCGCTGTATGGATCCCGCGCGCCTCGGCGTCTCGCAGCGATCCGCATACCGTATATCCTTCATCGCCGAGCTCGATGACCAGCTCAACCGGCGTCTGCCTAAACCGACTATTGCTGCGCAGAGTGCGCTGACGGCAATCAACATCGTCTGGATTGGTGCGGCTCAGCTCAAACGTAACCTCAGGCCAAGCCATGAGCGCAGAAGACCCGCGAGCGCCAGTCCCCTCAGGACCGCCACCTTTTTTCAAATGATGGATGACCACGATCGCAACTCCGGTCTCCATAAGTCGCCATAATGGCAGCAGCGCATCGTCTATCTCCGTGGCGTTGTTCTCGTCACGCAAAGGCATATTGCGCATCAGAGTATCGACTATAAGTAGATCCGCTCGATGGTCGATGCAATCTCTGACCGTAGCAGCAACCCACTCTCTCCACTCAACCATCGTGGGACGGCTCGTGAACGGTCGCACATACCATGCGACGTGATCGCCAATGCCGATGATGTCGGCGCGTTCTGCGATCGTCGGCCCGTCCTCCTCGGTCAGCACCAGTACTCGAGCTGGCTGAGTCGTAAGCCCAAGGAACTCGCCACCATCCTGCAATGAGCGAAGGAGATGCGAGATCAAGGTCGTCTTGCCGACCTTGGGGTGTGCGCTGATCATCGTCGCCGCGCCGCGCCTGATGCAGCCGTACCAAATCCAGTTCATGCTAGGATCAGTCCTTGGCAGCTCTGATGTGAGCAGGTATCGTCTCTCACGTCCGTCTGGATGTCGTCGCACTGGATCTGGTGTAGACTCTGTCACGACTACACCCTCGACAGATGACGTGGCCGTATCGGGAGAGGAGACTCTGAGCGTAGCGGTGACCTGCTCAGACTTGTACCCATCCCGATACAGCGCACGGGCGCAGTCGCCATAATCGCCACCATGGCGCATGGCAGTGCGAGCAGCAAACAGACTGTAGGCTCTACCCGCCTCGAGGTGTGACGCTGAGCTCGAGAACACATACATAAGCGGCTCGGCTTTATCGTTTCGGCAATGGCCAACGGTGGCTGAGATGCCGTCACGCTTGCCGGGTCGTCTCCAGTACTGGCTCTCGCCTCGAGTCGAGACAAGCGTCCATCCCGCCTCAGTCAGCAGCGTGTCCCAACTGCCTCGAGAGTTATACACTTGGCCGGGTGCGTCTGTCTCACTGCCTGCCCCTGGCACTCGTGTCACCGGATCGGCGCGCTGCGCAGGTGGTACGTGAGCGTGCTGGCTCTGTGCGATCGTCAGGATCTGGTGGACATGTGGACCTGACCACAGCGCTCTAGACTCAGGATCGATGTAGCGATCCCACCGATATAGGATCCCGGTAGGGTGGACATGCTCAGGACTACCAGCAGCGACAATGTAGTGTCCCTGCCCCCGAGTCTCGATCAGCACATTGCCCGCAGCCGTCCGAGCCAGCACAGTACCCGGTGGAGTAGAGTAGTCGAGGTGCATCAGCAGGTGACGACCACCCGATGGTGTGATGCTCAGGCTGCTGGTCTCGATCATGTCAAGCAGTTGCTGATCTGCACCCAGTCGGACAGTATCCAGCAGGCGCAGCCATGCGTCCTCGCTCTCGACATCCAGCACCAGCAGCTGGCTGCTCACATGACCGCACACGATACCAATCCCATGCCCTGATGACGATGTGTACCACTGCTGGATCGTCTGCTCGTCGGCACGATGCAGCATGTACGGTGCCCATGGTATCGCTGGCTTTTTCGCCCGCGCCACAGGAATGATGGAATACCCATCACGCAGCAATAGCCGCGCTGCGCCCAATGTCTCAGTCGTCATGATGGTGTCGCCTCGTCCGTGAGTGGGCCTTGATATCTTCTAATACCTATTTCAGGGCTCGCCATGATCCTCAAGCGAGCCGATGATGAGTCGAGGCGTGCCAGCGTCACTACAGCCAGCACAACAACCTCATCACCTTTTTGGACGGTGAGCACTATGTGCTCGCCCTCTTTTCGCGTCAACGTCAATCCGCGCATCCTTGCGTCTCCGTAGTTTGCCTAGTGCAGTCCGTGCCTTTTTTTCCTCTTGGACGCTGGCCACGTGTACTTGCCAGAATCCTCGCTCATCACGATCAGCTCGCAACTGGCGAGCGGTGATGAGATAATTAACCCAGCGAATCGAGCAGCCAAGCTCCTTGGCTGCCATTGCGGTCGAAGTCGTTATCGCCTTACGTGCCATCGATTCTCCAAAAAAACAGGGGCAGCGGGACCGCACAAAGAAGTCAACATCACATTCCCCGCCGCTGATATGTCGTAGTGGTTCTCTTTGAGCTACGACATATTTTGCATAGGGACGACCCCGCTGCCCGTGTACGTGTCAGTCGCAGATTACGACTGAGTTTGCGCCTTCCCATGGTGTCCACACAATCCAGCGACCATCGGCAAGGCAAACCAGATCGCAACCATCAGTACTCTCAGCCATGTCGTTTGTTCTGACGCCGATACGGCGCAAACGACCCTCGATAATGTCGT